AACAAAATACAAAAGATACAGAAGAGTTAACTAAGGCAATGGATGATTTAGCTAAGGCAAAAGAAGAAGCTGGTATAGAAGAAGATGCAACCCCTAAAGGTGAAGACTTTTTTTATGATTATTTAGATATTGGTATGTCTTATTTAGACGGATTCGGTAAAAAACATTCTTTAGATGATAGCCAGTTAGAAAAACTAGGTAAAAAAATAGTAGATCAATTATATAAAGGTGATGTTGGTAAAGCATATGATGCTATTGTTAAAAGAGGTGTAATGAAAGAAGATGAAGATAAAGAACCATCTAAAGCAGATCTTAAAAAAACAAAGGGTTTAGCCAAAGCAAAAGAAGAATTAGCTTTATTAACTCGTGAAATGAAATCATTAGCTAAAAAATATTCTAAAGCTGAAGGTGAAGAAAAAGAAAAGTTAGTTAAAATCTTAAAAGGTAAAACTAAATTAAAAAAAGAGTTAGAGAGTATTGTAGATAAGTAAATATGAAATTTAACGAAAGGTTTTTGTATTCATTAAAGATTGTTATTTTATTAGTTATTATAGCTTGGCTATTGTTTTCTAATGAAGAAGATTATACTGAAGATTACAATGCTAAAATAGTAGCCTTAGAACAAAAAGTTGATTCATTACACCATATGAATGATAAGTTAACTTTTAAAATTGATACATTAAATGTTCAAATATCAAAATTAGACAAACAAATTGGTCTAAAAGATAATAGAATAAAAAATTTAAAATGGAAAGTAAATGAAAAAGTTAATGCCGTTGATTCTTTTAATAATGATGAGCTTACAAAGTTTTTCACAGACCGTTACAGACAGTACAACGATTCAATTAAAGAGGCCGATAGTAAAATTAGTAATTAAAGATTTAATTAAAGGTGATGGAGCTAAAGAAGAACTATCACTTAGTATTGGTAAAATAAATTTATTAGAACAAAAGGTTATTTTAAAAGATAGTGTTATAAAAAATTTAAATTTTCAAATAGGGAATTTTGAATCTATAATGTTAACTAAATCAGACCAATTAAGTCTATCTCAAGAATTATCAAAAAGACTTCAAAACGATTTAAAAAAACAAAAATTAAAAACTAAATTAATGGGAGGTGCTGGGATAGTAGCAATTATAGGAACAATATTTTTATTAAAATAATATATGTCTGACCTAAAAAAAGTAATACGCCAGGAATATTTAAAATGTGCTAAAAACCCAGTACATTTTATGCGTAAATACTGTTATATACAGCATCCTCAACGTGGTCGTATACAGTTTAATTTGTACCCATTTCAAGAAAAAGTATTAACGTTATTTCAAGAAAATGACTATAGTGCTATATTAAAATCTAGACAACTAGGTATATCAACATTAGCAGCAGGCTATTCTTTATGGTTAATGACTTTCCATAAAGACCGAAATGTATTGGCATTAGCAACTACACAAGCAACGGCAAGAAACTTAGTAACAAAAGTACAGTTTATGTGGGAAAATTTACCTTCATGGCTTAAGGTTGATTCTGCTGAAAATAATAAATTATCATTAAGATTAACTAATGGTTCAAAAATACAAGCCAAATCTTCTAATGCCGATGCCGCACGTTCAGAAGCAGTATCTTTACTAATTATTGATGAAGCAGCTTTTATTGATAATATTGCTGAGACATGGGCCTCTGCACAACAAACCTTAGCAACAGGTGGTGGTGCTATTGTATTATCTACTCCTTATGGTACTGGTAATTGGTTTCATCAAACTTGGGTTAAAGCAGAAGCTGGTGAAAATGATTTCCTACCTATTAAATTACCTTGGTATGTACACCCAGAAAGGGATCAAACTTGGAGAGATGCACAAGATGCTTTATTAGGCGACCCTAGATTAGCGGCACAAGAATGTGATTGTGATTTTAGTACTTCAGGTGATATAGTATTTTATAATGAGTATTTAGAATTTTATGAAAAATCTCATATTAAGGAACCTATGGAAAGAAGAGGTGCAGATCAAAATTTATGGGTATGGGAATCAGCGGATTATAGTAGAGACTATATGGTAGTAGCTGATGTTGCTCGTGGTGATGGTAAAGATTTTTCTACTTGTCATGTAATGGATGTAGAAAATAATGTACAAGTAGCTGAATATAAAGGACAGTTAGGCACTAAAGAATTTGGTCATTTGTTAGTAGGTTTAGCTACTGAATATAATGAGGCAATGCTTATAATAGAAAATGCAAATATTGGTTGGGCTACAATACAAGTAGCTGTTGATAGAGCATATCCAAATCTTTATTATTCACAAAAGAGTGACTCCTCCAATGCTAATTCGTATTTTGATAGATATCAAGACCACTCCAAAATGGTAGCTGGTTTTACTATGTCATCTAGAACACGACCTATGGTAATAGGTAAATTTCAAGAATACATAGCAGATAAAGGAGTAACTATACAATCAAAAAGATTAGTAGAAGAAATGAAAGTGTTTATTTGGAAAAACGGTAGAGCAGAAGCACAAACAGGGTATAATGATGATCTAGTTATGGCTTTTGGTATAGCTATGTACATTAGAGATACAGCACTAAAATTAAGACAACGAGGTTTAGATATAACTAGAAAAACATTAAATAACATAAAAGTAAATAGAACAACATATCAAGGAGGATATTTTGCTAGTGGCAATGATAATCCTTACCATATAGATACCGATGGAGGAAAAGAAGATATAAGTTGGCTTCTATAATTAATATTTATAACAATAACTATATACAATGGCAGATAAAGGCTTATTTAGTAGATTACAAAGATTATTTTCAACAGATGTAATTATCCGTAATACGGGTGGTAATCAAATAAAAGTAATTGATAGTAGTACTATACAACAAAACGGAGGATTACAAACTAATTCATTAGTAGATAGATATAACAGAATATTTACCACTAGTCCTTCTTCATTATATGGTGCACAATTTCAATTTAATTATCAATATCTAAGACCCCAATTATATTCAGAATATGATGTAATGGATACAGATGCAATTATTGCTTCTGCTTTAGACATTATAGCAGATGAATCAACTTTAAAGAATGATATGGGTGAAGTATTATCTATCCGTTCTTCAAATGAAGATATACAAAAAATACTTTATAATTTATTTTATGATGTATTAAATATAGAGTTTAATTTATGGTCTTGGGTTAGACAAATGTCTAAATATGGTGACTTCTTTTTAAAATTAGAAATATCAGAAAAATTTGGTGTTTATAATATAATTCCTTATACGGCATACCATATTGAAAGACAAGAAAATTTTAACCAAAACAATCCAGCTGAAATTCGTTATAGATATTCTCCTGATGGTTTAGTTAATTCTAATTCAGGAATGTATAATGTACCTGGAGCAGGAGCAGATAATTCCCCTGGAATATATTTTGATAATTATGAAATGGCTCATTTTAGGTTAATTGGTGATGTTAATTACTTACCTTATGGTCGTTCTTACATAGAACCAGCTCGTAAATTGTTTAAACAATACACGTTAATGGAAGATGCAATGTTAATTCATAGAATTGCTCGTGCACCTGAAAAACGTATTTTTTATATGAATGTTGGTGGTATACCTCCAAATGAAATAGATGCATTTATGCAAAAAACTATTACGAATATGAAACGTACTCCTTATATGGATCAAAAGACAGGTGAGTATAATTTAAAATATAATATGCAAAACATGATGGAGGATTTTTATATCCCAATTCGTGGAAATGATCAAACAACAAAAATTGAAACTACAAAAGGTTTAGATTATGACGGTATCCAAGATGTTGAATATTTAAGAGATAAATTATTTGCTGCACTTAAAATACCTAAAGCATTTTTAGGATATGATGAAAATATAGAAGGTAAAGCTACATTAGCTGCTGAAGATATTAGATTTGCACGTACAATTGAAAGAATACAAAGAATATTAGTTTCTGAGCTTAATAAAATAGCACTTGTTCATTTATATGCTCAAGGTTATAGAGATGAAGCATTGACTAATTTTGAATTATCAATGCAAACTCCTTCAATAATTTTTGAACAAGAAAAAATTGAGTTAATGAAGTCAAAAACTGAATTAGCACAATCTTTATTAGAAAATAATTTATTACCTAGTGATTGGATATATGATAATATCTTTCATTTATCAGAAGACCAATATGACGAATATAGAGATTTAATTCGTGAAGATTCTAAACGTAAATTTAGAAATGCTCAAATTGTAGCAGAAGGTAATGACCCAGTTGAAACGGGTAAATCATATGGTACACCTCACGACTTAGCTTCATTATATGGTAAAGGCAGAATGTACTCAGACCCAGGAAATGTACCTGATGGTTATGATACAGATCCCGATACTAAATTAGGTCGTCCTAAAGATAGTATTTCTAATCATGGAAAACAAGATAGTAACTTTGGAAAAGACCCATTAGGAACAAAACGTATGAAAGATACTGATAAAAATGATTCAAGGGATAGTAGAACAGATTCGAATAAATCTGGCTTAGCGTTAGAAAATGCCCAGATATCTTATTTAAAAAATGCAGATATGTTTAAAAAGTTAAATAAAAAAATGTTAATTTTTGAACAAGACAAAGATGATACTTCATTATTAGATGAAAAACAATTAAAGGAATAATAAACTCCACATATTTATAAATAAATATATTTTTTGATGAAAATTAAACACTCAAAGTACAAAAACACGGGTATTCTATTTGAACTGTTAGTACGTCAAATTACCGCGGATACATTAAAAGGGGGTGATTCACCAGCTATTAATATATTAAAAGAATTTTTTGTAAAAACTACATTAGGTCGAGAATATAAGTTATATGAAACTGTATTAAAATCTAATATATTAAATGAAGGAAAAGCAAATATTATAATTACTACTATTTTAGAATCTTCTCAAAAATTAAATCGTACTTCCCTAAGAAAACAAAAATATAACTTAATTAATGAAATTAAAAAACATTATAATTTAGATGTATTTTTTGGTGCTAAAATAAAAAATTATAAAGAACTAGCTTCTTTATATACTTTAATTGAGGGGTATAATATAGAAAATACTAGTAACACTAATCAGTTAATTGAAAATAAAATAACTTTATTAGAATATTTAACTAAACAAGAAGTTACTGAAAAAAAAGTTAAAGAAGATGTTCTTAAAGAATTTCAAACTTATGATAAAGATTTAAGAATTTTAACCTATAAAGTACTTTTAGAAAAATTTAATACTAAATATGATATTTTATCTTCTGAACAAAAACAAATACTTAAAGAATTTATCAATTCAGTAGATTCTACTCCAGGTTTAAGAAGTTTTTATAATTTAAAAATAAATGAATTAAAAGAAATTTTAGTTAAAGAATCAAAAAGCATTAAAGATAAAGCTATAAAAATTAAAATTAATGAAGTATCTAAATATTTAGTTGAATTAGATAAATCTTCTAAAATTACTAATGATAATTTAGTTGACCTGTTACAATATTATGAATTAATTAAAGAAATTAAAGTGTCTAATGGCGTACAAATATAAACTTAAAGAAATTGAAGTAGGTGATGTAAAGGTTGACGACGGGGTTAAATCCACTGTCACCGATATAGACCCTACTACAGGTGCCATATCTTGGTCTATTTCACAAGTACCTAATATAGATAGGTTACTTGATGAATCAGATGATTTAGTTGCTACAGCAAAAGGTGTTTATACTAAAGTTAAAGATGATAAAGTATTTTTAGATATTTACAAA